CCCTAATCTTATGGTTACACACATGAACGCGCAAAGCGAAGTAAGACGCGAGGATTACGATTCAGTAAGTCTGAACCATGTTCTTCGACGTATCTCGTCGGGTTACTTTAGAGACTTGACAACACCGATTGTCGAATCTAAATTCACTAAAGTAATTGTTAACGGCGATGAGTTCCTAGTCAACACTGAGCGTGAGAAAGCAATGCAAGCTGTGCTTAACATGATCAGCGACAAGTGTCAGAGATTTGAACCCCGACTCCTTGAACTAGAAGTTGAAGAATTCAAGAAATCAGGCCCGAAGAGTTTGCGTCCGAGTTCAGCCTGGTGGTCGTCTATCGAGGGCTATTTTGAAGATAGACGCTTGGACTTTGACGTCGGTTGCCTAGAGCGAGCGCATACTGCGATATGGAGCAGGATTGGGCGTGCCATGGACTCCGGAGGGTTCATTCCATTCGATAAAGTCGCTGTACCAATGAGCACATTTAGTGGCATGCCGTATCTTACGCGCACCGATAAGGTATACTCAGAAATCTTGAATGATGCTCAAGCTATTTATCAGAAAGTGGTCCGGGGTGAAGATTTTGAATACTATTTTTCGGTGTTAGGACATCGAGGACAGTCCAAGGGGTTGTATTCACTTCCAAAACAGAGGATAGTTTGGCAGTATCCTAAAGCTCCAGTCTTAGTCGGACTTAGTTGGATGCAAAGTGTTCTTCCGCATTTAGCTAGATTAGATGAGTTCGTGGGCTGGAATCACTGGACGTATGTGGACAGTTACGTTCAGCGCCTTCTTGACACGGCGGAGAGTATTCACTCGAACGTGATCTCGATGGACTTTAGCCAATTCGACGCGACTGTTTCGGATGTTTTGGTTCGACCTCTTTTCCAACGAACGGGCTTGTCCAAGCAATTGACTCCCATCTTGAATGATTTCTTCACTTCAAGTATCGCACTACCAGGCGAATTACGTATGGGGCGTATCAAAGGCGTACCAAGCGGCCACGCGTGGACGAATTTCGTCGACTGCTTAGCTAATTTGACTTGCATCTATTACGTTGCTGAGCGAACAGGCAGGCAAGTGGTGTCATGCTCGGTTCTTGGAGATGACTCTTTAGTGGTTTACGATAAACCGATAGACCTAGAAGAGATGTCTGAGATTGCCGCGGAGCTCGGGTTGAACCTCGGAGCAGCGAAGTCCGTTGCGAGCGATGATTATTGTCACTTCCTCCAGAAGGCGTACTTTCGAAGAACACGATCTGGAGGTATCCGCTCGGTGATGCGAACCTTGAATTCGATGATTTCGATGGAAAGGTGGAGTGGTGAAGTGAGCCCATGGTATCATGTGGCAAGATGGTGGATGCAATTAGACGAAGTCCGTGCACATCCCTGTCGGCAAGAGTTCTTGGAATGGACGAAATCCAGAGATCGGTATTCACTGGGAAGTGGAACCCACAATCTCGCCGTAGTTGATGAGACTATCGCCAAGTCTTCTTTAATGCACGAACGTGCCTGGCGTGGTGAATTCGCGCAGGTACCCACCAGTTACTGGTTCCGATCATATCTTCACGATTGATCAATCCTCGCT